CAAGGAATGCAGGGTTCGTTGTTTTCTGGTTTAGGAATGGGACAGCCACAGTCAGGATCGATGTCTTGATCGAACCCAAAGAGATCACGGAAGTCTTCATCAAGAGCAGCCAGGGCATCATCCTTGGCTTGCGTATCAGGCATTACCTGAAGGGCATAGTAAAGACTCGTTTGTGGCGAGTTAAGCCACTCATACAGGAACATGTCGTCATAGGTGACCACATCACTCCAGCTGTTGTATGAATAGCCGTGGAAGAGCATGGTGCTTTGGAACAGGCGAACAACACCATCCACCACACGATTGTAATCTTCCCAACCTACTTCAGCAGCGATCTCGATGTCGGGCGGGTAGTCATAAGACTGGACTCCAAATGTCCCACTATCACGATCGACATGACGAGAGATAGGAGGGGCCAGCTCGGGGGCAGTAGTAAACCCACGAAGATCGACGTTGCTGTAAGAACAGGAAGCCGTAGGCGCGATTGCAAAGGCACGGGACATGTTTGCAGCTCGTGCGATTTGTGCTGCGATTTCAATCGACTTAGCAAGTTCAGAGACCAGGAGATAGGCAGGGGTATATTGCGGAGTATGATTGAAGTACTGCTCAAGGGCAAGACCAAACTCCTTGTATGTCACCTTGTTCTGGCACAGGAAGTTAGCAAGACCAAGAACACCAAGGCCAACCTGACGATCAATTTCAGGGGCAAGGTACTCACCGGTATCACCAACACCAGTCTTAGAGTGAAGTTCGATCAGGCTGCTCATGCCTTCTACGAAAGCAGGGGTAAGATCTTCAAGCTTACAAGCACCCAGATTAACATGCTGGAGTAGACAAGTGCCCCGGCTAGGCAGATAAACTTCAAGGCAGACATTTCCATAGATGCGGTTGCCGTTTGAATCGTGGCGGATCTTATTGAGCCAGAGGTCACCCTTCTTGATGCCGTCAAGGGTTGCTTCAATCAACTCATCAGAAGCATACTTAAGGAAGTTCTGGTCTACATTGAGACACCGCTTGACCCAGGAAAGATCTGAACGGGAAGCAGTAATGAATTCAATAGCATCAGGGTGCGTATAATCGAGGTGACACACTACAGCCCCATTTTTATAAACGCCCCCACGCCTTAGGGTTTCATTAAGGGCAGAGTAGATTCGGGCAAAGGAGACGGGGCCAGATGCTGTAAGTCCTTTTCCGTTTTCATTCCCACGAGGACGGAGCTTACTAAGGTGAACAGCAACGCCAGCTCCATTACGAAGAGCGTGGGAGACGAAACGCCAGGAAGCTTCAATTCCCTCAGGCCCTTCCATAGTGTCTTCCACAACGAAGACCGTACAGCTGACTGGGAGGCGGGACTCTGGGTTATCGATCCAGTTTTGGACACGGCCGGTGCGAGCAATGAGGTTAGGGGTGGAAGACATTGGTGTCAGATGAGATCGTCGAGAATAGGAGGTTGGTAGTTTGGGCCCTTGAGTACTTTACCATCTGCTCGGCGGAGGGGCTTTCCATCGACCAGCTTTGACATATTGCTTTCAAACACGCGCCGCATGGCCACGTCTAGGTTCCAGCCACGAGCAGCAGCATACTGGTAGCAGACGAACACAAGGTCAGCTAGTTCCTTTAACTGTTCTTCCTTTGTAACACCATCCAGTTCTGTTTCAAAGGCGTCCCTTAGCTCGTGGTACTCCTCCGCAATCAACTTAAATTGAAGTTCGTAAACGGTTTCGTCGGGGGTGTTGAGTGGTTGATCCATCGCCTGTCGGAAGGTGATGGCCTGTTGGAGCAGCGAAGCGTTGTGCATTAGTTGCGAGACTCAGAGATGGCTTTGATCTTGCGATCTACATAGGCCTTTACCTTAAGCCAGTCATCCATTTCGGATTCGTAGCTTTTGTGGCCTGCGCGGCAAATGTACTTGACGCAGTTACCAGAAAGATAATCAAGACCTTGATCAACTATGAAATCCCAAACCTCAATCTTCCCGCGTTGGTAGTGACTCGGGCTGTACTTGCTCATTGAAGAATTCTTTGTAGGCTGGGTTGTTTCGGATTTGCCAGAGACAGTATTCGTTCCAGAGTTTTCCAACTGGTCCTCTTGCTCTGTCGAGTCGAAGTCTGATTCCAAGAACTGTTTGATTGTATCGTAGTGCAATCCAGACGGGAATTCCCCTGAGGATGAGGTCAACGGCATGGAAAACGTTCCGATCAAGGACATAGATAATTGTCAGTACAAGGCCGATGTCTAATCCAATGAGGATTGCGGAGGGGTCCATAGAATTGGTTCCTTGGTGGTGGAGTTGTACTCACCAGGCCGGAGGATCCGAGCAAGACGAGCATTCTTGAGGGCTTCATCGTATGTGAGGCCAGCCTTTTCATAAGAAGCCACGATGGCATCCCATGGATCCTCAGCCTTATCAAGGATCTTCTCAGCACCCTTCGCTCCAATACCAGGAACGCCCTTGTAGCCGTCTACGGGGTCTCCTGTGAGGCATTGCGTCCAGAACCAGTAGTCGGCCTCCTCAGGGGTCACGTTGACCTCATCTGTGCCGTTGAACAGGCGGCAGGCGATCTGCTTCATATCCTTGTCTGGACTGACCAGCACAAAGTTACTTGGATCAAGATGACACTCCAATCCAAGAGCATCATCAGCCTCCAGGTTTGGATAGCGAACTACCTTGTAATTCTGAGCACACCACTCTAGGAGTCGCTTGTACCCCACAGGCTTGCGTTTAGTGCGTTTTCCCTTGTAGTCGGGAGATACAACCTTACGGAAGTTCTTGCTGTCGGAGAAGTACAGAGTGATGTAGTTGGTGTCGAAGCGTTTTTTGAGGAGATTGATTTCCCCTTCAAAGATTTCCAGAACTTGCTTGAAGTTACTAGCGATTGTAATGAGGTCATCACCCCAGTCAAGTTCAGTTTCAGCAGATTGACAGGCACGGTAGGCATAGAAATCAGCATCGATGCGGAGGTGGGTATCAGTGACAGTCTGCCCAGGATGATCCTTCCTTTGCTTCTGAGGCCAGGGGGACCCTGAGTTTGTAGTACTCGCCTGCTTGGACGATCGACCATTCGAGTTGGAATTTGGCGTCATTGACTAGGTGCGGTTGAACAGCGAGTTGTATTTCGTCATGGATCCAGCCGAGCCATTGGTAATCAACGCCCCAAGCCCATCCAAGTTGTTGTGTTTGTTGGAAGGCAATAGCATTCCATCGCTTACAAACAATTGCTCCAGCGGATTGGAGAAGGTAGTTAAGGGCTGCGTGTCTCTTACCCTGAAGACGGATAGGACGACCATCAAGACCCTTCAGAACATCGGAATCTGCTCGTTTGTTGACGGCTGTGAGAAGCTGATCAAGACCAGGAATAGCCTCAAGAAACTTCTTGCGGATGTCCTTACCAAGAGCAGCAGCTTTCTTGTCATCAAGAGACTTGTCAAGTGATGTGCCTATCTTCTTATCGGATGCCCCATAAATGAAGGCATAAGTTAGCGTCTTAACATCTTTTCTTGAGCATCCAACCCGATCAGCATTTTGCTGATGAATGTCTCCATTAACGACAACATCCGCGAAAGCACAATTGTCATAGAAAGCAAGGTAGTGGCCAAGCATACGAAGCTCGAGTCCAGAAGCATCCGCACCAACCTGACGCATCCCAGCACCAGGACCAAACAAAGCACGGCAACGAGGATCAGAAGAAGTTTGACCCAAGTTAGGACGACTGTGCGCATTCCTACCCGTGTTGGTGGCAAGCTGACACGTGTGATGGATACGACCATCTTTAGTAACTGTTTTAAGCCAAGCGTTGGCTCCGTCACTAAGTTGTCCCAAAGCCTTTTGAAGTTCAAGGATTCGTCCGAATGTGGTGGCTTCTTCGGTGTTGATGCCTTTGAGGATGCCTTCATCAATCTTTGGTCGTCCAGTGTCAGTAAAGGTTTCTGGTTTCCACCCCCTCCAGGTCATGAAGGCCCAGCCGATGTGATCTCTGCTGGTTGGGTTGAACTCCTTCAGCTTTGTAAACGGTGCGTCTTTGATGTACCCACGTGTTGCGTTAGGACGCTTAGGTGTCATCTGCCCACCATCTACATAAGCAAAGGTGGCCCGCATCTTATCAGCAAGCTCGTCCATTTCTGTTCTGAGAACGGACTCCAACTGCTGTGCCTTCTTAACATCAAATGGCCAACCAGCTGTTTCTTGAAGAGCCATGATCGCAGCCACGTCATGTTCAAGGCGAATGGAATCATTGAACTTGTTCAGCTTAGAGGAGAACAACTCAAATAATTTCACGCTGACATGAACATCCTGCTCACAATAGTCCTCCATTTCTTGGGACCATTCGGACCAGTCAGTCGTCTTACCAAACTCTCCTTTGTATTCCCCAAGGCGATAGCCCCAGGACTCCAAAGAGTGACGCCCATAAAGCTTACCTGGCATTCCAATAGGCTTCAGCCGATAGTCCCTGCTTAGAATGTCTGGAAAGAACATCCTACTCATGATTAACGTATCGAACGTCTCTGCCTTTGTTTGAAAGAACGGGTAAACTTCTTTGATAGCAGGAATGTCGAAGCCCACAATATTGTGGCCAACAAGAACATCTGCTGAGGCGAGGAGGTTGACACCGTTAGTGATTGAGTCAGCTGAACCTGTATCGTTGAATCGATAGATGTCGCCATTGTCCAGGTCCTTAACAACCAGACAATGAAGATGGGTCATGCCTTGACGAGGAAGGCCGTTGGTTTCAATGTCAAAGAGAAGTCTTAAGACCATGCGCCTGGCTCCTCACGGTCGAGGGTTGCTTGCGTAATAGCATCTGGACGGCCGCACTCTTCGCAGAAGTAACCGCTTGGGTCCATATCTGAGAAGAAAAAGGCGTCAGAACCGCAGGCACATACAACATGTTGATGCTCAGAAGTCGGTGTAGTCATCAGGTGTGGAAGCGGTTGATTTGTCATTGAAAGCAGCAGTGAGATCCTCCTTCATCCGTCCTGTTGCAGAATCAAATGCAATGGTACCAGCAGGGCCAGTCTGTCCATTAAATCGGTTCTTCAACACTCGGATGTTGGAATAGTTCTGACCAGAGGAAAGGTTACGTTCAAGGGCAATGACCATATCTGACAGCTGAACGATACTGTGACTGCCTCGAAGATGACCGAGGCTGACCTGTGCTCCATCTTCATGTCCCTTGTCATTGGCTGGCCGTTTGAGGTGACTGATAAGAATCATACCAATACCAGTTTCTTCCACAAATGAACGAAGCTTAGTCATGGTAAGATCTATCAATTTGCGCTCATCGTGAGACTCATTTCCAGACATGAGAATGGAGAGGTGATCAAGGATGATCCAGCCAACTTCTTTGGCAAGAGCCATGAATCGACAGTCGGACAGAATTGCATCAGGGTCCACAGAACCAAAACCATCTCGCAAGTATACCCTGCCAGTTCCCAGGGAGGCATCGAACGCAGCCTTGAGATCTTCTTCAGGTAGTTCATTGTTGAGATGCAAAGGTTTGTTTGCCTTGACGGACATCAAGCGTAGAGCTGTGCGCTGAAGGTTCTCCTCCAGAGCAATGTATCCAACGCTATGACCTTGATCAATCAGTTTCTGGGCTACCTCACCACAGACGGTTGATTTCCCCACGCCTGAGCCTGCGGTAACCGTGACCAGTTCTCCTTTTCTAAGACCACCAGTAATGGAATCAAGAGCATTGAAAGGCCAATCAGCATCCCTACCATGAAGGGGACGGGTTGCCAGGTCGAAAAGGTCACGTCCGTCAATGACTGTCTTCGGAGCGTACTGTTTCTTATTCCAGAGTGCCTGTCTGATGGCATCATAGTCTTTGGCAATTACTGCTTCATTAGCATCCTTGTAAGGGGCGGTGGTTGCAATGAATAGTTTATCGTGTGGGAACAAACTTGCACAGTCTTGTGCCGCTTGTTGTCCAGCTTCATCGTTGTCAAAGAGAAGGATGATTTCATCAAACCCCAGGACCCATTTCAATTGATGTTGAAGGGCCTTGCGGGCACCAGCTGCTCCATTTGGTAGGGAGACAACAGGCCAGCTCTGGCGTACCTGAAAGACGCTAAGACAATCGAGTTCACCCTCAGTAATTACAAGGGACTTACCCCTGCCCCATAGTTGTTGACCAAATAGGGTGTGGTCTTCATTACGACCTGTCCATTTAAACTCTTTGTCTGTGCTGCGACTCTTGAAGGATGTCAGCTGGCCAGCCTGAGAGTAATAAGGAAAGCGAAGGCTTTGACTGTCGGCGTCGTAACGAACGTTGAACTTCTTACATGTATCCTCGTGGATGTTGCGTGATCGGAGAGGAACAATGTCCCCAGTGAAGTCCATAAATCGTTGCGGCTTGTGAACGTTGATGGAGGTGCCGTCACCATGTTCATAATACCGGCAGGAGAAGCAATGCCCATGACCATCGGTGTAACGGGCAAGAGCATCACTACTCCCACAGGAAGGACAAGGCTCGTGACGGACAAATTCGGAATCGTCGGTCAGTCGAACCATTCTAAGGGAATGTTAGTATAAAGAGCCCAGGGAAATCCATTCTTCGTTGCCCACTCAGCATACGTCGTCTTAGATTCCTTTGACAATGTATTCTTTGGAGCTTGGAAGACAAACCGAATGTCAAGCTCTGGATGTTGCTTTTTAACGGCAAGCATCTTCCTTCGATCTTCTGGTTTGAGATAACCCTTGGCTTCGAGTATGACTCCGTTTGGAAGAACGAAGTCGGGCGTGTAGACGGCTTTAACGGTGTAGTCGAGCTTAAGAGTCTCGTACTCAAAGGACAGTTCGTTGACTTCCATCCACCGGGCCAGCCGTTCTTCCAGGCGGGACCGGTACTTTGGCATTAGAACGGAAGATCGTCGTCGTCATACCCAGGACCAGCTTCATCGGCTTGATCTGGCTTAAACGATGGAGCGCCAGCCTTAAAACCATCCACACTTCCAAACAATCCAGCCACGTCTTCAGAACTAAGCTCACCAGAATCAGACCCGCCAGAGCTGACAAGTTTGATAACTTGAGCACCTTTAACTTTGAAGCTGCATCCAACTTTGGTTGCGTAGACATAAGGCTTCAGATCGATGATCAGGCGAACCACCGTGCCCTTCCAGACAGGGGTATCGATGTCCAGGGGAACACCATCAGTATCCACCCAGGGGAACATAGGAGCCCCTTCCTCGCCGCCGTAGGACACCTTGACGAAGCCATCCTCCTGCCACTTGGGCAGTTCCTCGGTGAAGCGCTTGCCGTTCATCTTGTTGCGGCCCCAGGCAATGCACTGCTCGTAACAGGCATCGAACTTGCCAAGGTCTTCCTCAGGAATGCGGAAACCAATGGTGCAGTTGTTGAACTTACCGGAAGGCTTCAAGGCGTTGATGTAGCCTTCAAGCGTGGTGGTGATGATAAAGCGGTTATCAGACATGGAGCAGTTCGGTGATAGCAGCGGTGGTGGTGATTTCGTTGTGCTCAGCAATCAGTTGGAAGAGATCCTCAACGTGATCGTCGATGGACTCATCAAACCAACGGCTGGCCTCAAGAACTTCTTCAGGGGAAATGCCGTAGTAGTCAGCGAAGTATGCAATGTTGTCCGTCATCAGGCTTCCTCGGTGAGGTCGGTGTAGACCCGATCGTAGGCTGCAAGACAATCGACAGCGTTCTCGCCGTTGATAGCCGCAGCAAGATAGGCAAAGTTTGCAAACTCCTCGACAAGGTACGAGAAGAAGTCGATCTCAAAATCAGAGACCTCAGCTTCCGCACAGAAGTCGTCGTAGAGATTCTCAAGGACGCATTCACGTACCCCAAAGATCTCAGAATACTCAGCAAAGTCAGGTGCAGACATTAGCAGAAAAAGTAGGAGGAACCTTGAACATCGTTAATGTCAAGGGTATTGATCATGACACTTTCATCAAACTCTACTCCTAACTGCTCTGCCCAATTACGAAGCACAGGCTGGGAATAGATTTCAACAAACTTGTCTCGGATTGCTTCAGCTAGATCGTTCATGTCACAGGAACGACCAAGTACACAATCGTGGATTACGGTAAACGGTCTCTGCCATTCAGCAAAGACAAGATGTAACAGGGCTGCATCTAAAGAATGCACAAGGTTTGGACTAGCAGCAGTCTTGGCCTTACTTAGGTCAATCGTACGCTCATCCCATTCCTTAAGCATCTGTGTGTCGATGCGTTGTCCAAGCAATTTGGTTCTGACACGAGCGACATCATTCTTTCTGTATTCCTGAAAGACAGTGAACCCAGAAGGTGTGACCCATTTGATGTAGGGGTCTTTGTTTTTGATGCACTCTCCAGCAGCCTTCTGAATAAAGGCCATAGAAGCACAGGGACCAGCAAAGACAGTTCTTACCCCATAACGGTAGACTGCCTTGACAATTGCTTGAAGCTCACCCTTTTCTAATTCGACACCTTTTAGTTCCTGACGAATGTAATCACGAGCACTGTTCTCTGTAACTCCATAAGGAGTGGTCATGACAGTTCTCTTGGTTAGCTTTCGCGTCATCAAGGGATGAAGGTGTTCCGGAAGTTGCGTTTTAGCGACCTCAGCAACAATGGCGTACCCATCACTAGGTTTCGGAGTTGGTACCACATTGACCATTTCAGCCGCTTTCCTGTCCAAAGCCATAGCACTGAGATGCTGGAGACCTGAACAAGTTGCATCAACCGAGATTGGTAGACCACTGGTGAGCTTTTCATTAGTAATGACACACTGATAGTATTCAATAGCCGCACTAATAAAACACCATGGCTCTTCTGCTTTTGACCACTCAGAGATTGTTCCCTCAGGATCAGTAGCGACACGAGTAATGAAGTCGTGATTAGATGTGACCCATGATTGTCGTTCATCCATAGGAGCTTTATCAAGACCCCAAGTAGTTGCTACTTGAAATCCTAACCACCACTCTGACACAGGACCTTCCTCCGCAAAGTAAATCAGACTCTTATCGAAATCTGTTCCTTGAGGATTGAGTGTGGGAATTGGATAAACTCTTCCCCGGAAATCAAATGACCAGGGAATCCAGAATGTTTCTCCCTTATACTTGTTAGCTACATACAGAGCTTCTGTTGTTCTGTAGTTCTTCTGCGCCAGAGCAGCATTCCTATCTTCGATCTCAGTTCGAGCACGTCGATAAGCAATCTTGTCTTCATCGGAGGCTGTCTCCCATGGTTCTGGCTTTGGCGGAGGAGGAGTTGGTTCCTCGGCTCGGAACTTACCCACCGTTAGGCGGCGTTCCTTGCAGAAATTGGCTAGTTCAAGTATCCGGTCATTGATCCGGTAGGGGACCTTCTGGAGACGGTTCAGCATGGCGAGGGCCTTGCTATCCCGTAATAGTGCGTCCCTTCTCGAAACCCGAGTCCTGACCAGGCGTGTCAGCCGTCTGAGGTCGTTGGTGAGGTAGCCCCCAGCAAAGTCGTCCGACCAGTCGTTTGGCTCGCACAGCATGGGCCACAGACACCCCGCAAAGGCCTCTGCACGGGCCAGGAGAGCCTCCCTAGCCTTGATGAAGTCCGGTTGATAGGCCAGGTAGGTTTGGCTCTTGTTCTTGCCGGTATACGACGTGTGCGTGGTGATCCACCCCGTAGCCGATGCCAGGCGATCCAACAGCCAACCACCAACAAGGTGACGGATGGAGTTGGGCCAGCTAATTGGAACCACGTTGTGCTTTCGCATTGTGGCTCGATACCGCTGAACCTTATAGGAATATCCTTTGTGGTCATGGATATACCTGGCAGCTTGATCGAAAAGCTCTTTGTGCTTCTCAGCAAAATCATCCAGCATGATCTGGTGATAAACAAGCGTACCAATATGAGTGGTAGCTTGGGCATAGGTTAGCCTTTCTGTCTTACGAACACCAAGAATATCAAGAACACCCTTGGCGGTGATAAGAGCTAGAACACCAGGATCACAGTTCTTAAGGGGAACAACAGCAGCTGCTTTATCACTGGCCCAGCCTTGACTGACCCGATGAATGCGGCTTGTGAT